ACAATATCGTATCATCATGGTATTGTTATATTATGGATACGTTAGAGAAGCTAGAACTAGCCCTAGAAGACCAGAACGAAATCGCAAAAGATTTCAAGATGGCATTTGAGAATACTAAAGAATTATATAGAAAGTATGAAGAAAGCTATTACGAAGTTTTGATGTGCGTAACAGCACTCTTAAAAGATATTACTACTATCGTTCATAAAGAAGGTGGTTCGGCTATACAGGAAGTGGCGGAGCCACACTCTTTATGATTGAAACTCTAATATTTTTATTAAATGTTTACAAATACGCAAATACTCAACAAACTGAAACCAGAAATCAGGGACAAGTGGTTGTTTCCCCAAGACCAACCAGCTTACCTGAAGAAACTTTCCAAGTTGCTCAAGCATCATTTTATGACAGGTCGGCTTGTGGTTCAAGAATATACAGAGAAACCTGTAAAACAGCAAACGGAGATGTTTTCAACGAAGATAGTTTTACTATGGCGTGTAGCAATGACATTCCTCTTGGTAGTCACTTTCAACTGTGTTATTTGGATAAATGTATTGAAGCAGTCTGTACCGATAGGGGAAACTTCGCCAAATATGGTAGAACCTTTGATTTTTCTCTCGGTCTTTTTAAGTGGTTTGCTGACCCTAGTGTGGGTGTTATAAAAGTTAAATATGTTAAATTATGAAAATAACTAAATTATCAACTTTATATCACTTAAAGAATAAACAATACGAGATATTCGCAAGTGTGGGTGATGAAGGAATAACCCTAACTACTTGGGATGAACATGATAAATTTTGGTTTAAGAATAGTGACCCTGAAGTAATTAAAAACATAGCTAAGTTAATGTTAAAAGCAAGCACATTATGAATATAAAAGTACAAAAATACCTATTCTGGCTCAGTATTATACTTTTGATTTGGTGTATTTGGTGGGTAAGAAGATAGAATGTCCGTCAGAGTGGATTAAGGATAATTTTTAAGAGATTAAGAAAGGAAGAAAATGAAATACAGAATAACAATATCAAGACTTAACTCAACGGGGGTTCAGTTAATTGAGTTTAACAAGTTGAAGGTTGGTAGAAAACTTAGATTTGAAAATGAATCATATACAATTTTGACAACTAAGGTCGGAAAAGGAAAGACAAAATATATAAAATAGGTTTAGAGATTAAGAAATAATATATGACTAACACAAAGAAAAAGAAGATATTTAAGAAACGAACTATTAGTATTAGGCAGATGTTGAAAGAAATTGAAGAATTAGAACCCAAGAACCTTATTGACTATATTTTTAGAGGTTCGGGAATAAATCAATGGTTAAGAAAAAACCTAAAATGAACACAAAGAAAAAGATAGAATACAAAAAAGCATTTGATAAAAAGTTCAAACTTGATTTTAGTTTATTAAAGGTATCACACAAGAAAACAATATGAAAATAAGTATTGTAATTACAGAAGGAGCAAAGCAGATTATGATGACACCTGAAACAAAGGTGGAGAAAGAGGCTTTGAAATTTATTGCTCCAGACGATGAGTTAAAAGTTGTAAGTAAATATAGGATTGGTTGGGGGAGTTTTGGAGATGATAATAGCAGCCATATAAAATATCAGATTGCCAAGTGTCAGGGTGGATATTATAGAGCCTTTGAAACGGAAGATTCGTTAATGTTTGTAATTGAAGACAAGAAAGAAACAAAGAAAGGTTTAACACCCTGATTTACTAAGAATGAAAAAGAAACAACACAAACATATTTGGAAATACGATGGTAGTAATGTGAGAGTTTGCGAAGCACCAATCCCTACAATTGAAAGTTGTGGCAAAGAAGAATGGATGACAATAAACGGTTGGGCAGACTCTAAAGATGTAATAAAAGCCAGAAACAGTGAATAGAATAACACCCAATAATTGATTTACTAAGAATGAATACAAAAGTAAAAATAAATAAGTGGGTAAAGTATCTTGAAGAAAACATTTCGTGGATACCGTTCAAAACACCGATTGTATTTGCATATAGGTATCCTGATTTGTGTTATGCAGAACTTGATTTGAAAAAAACTCTTTCAGATTACTCAAAAGCTCTTAGAGTAAAGATTAAAGAAAAAGATACTCTTATAAAGTTCCTAGTTGATTATATAAATAAACACTTAGCTCAACCAGATTGGTATTTAAATTGCAAAGAGGACAAATTGATAGTAAAACTTTTAGAAAAAGAAATAATGAAAAATGGTATTCCCGCAAAATATGAGAGTGGACATAAATGAATAATACCCAATAATTGATTAGTATATAAGGAATATGAAAAACCAAATAAAGAAAAAGAAATTATATGAGAAGTGGATTAAATGTGAAGTTTGTGGCAAACCATCAAAAAAGAACTCGGTAATTTGTTCTGACCATTGTGCCAAAATAAGATTAGAGTTGTTTAGATTAAGCGACAAGTATTTTCCAACACATGGATGTGATAATTGCTTGGGGGATTTACATCAGGGTTGTACCGAAGAATGCAACGAAGAGTTTAGAAAAGGTAGGGAGTTTTTTGGAGACATGTGGACATTCGTTAAGTTGATTTTGAAAAATTAAAATGAACCAAATAAAGAAGAAGATAAAGTTTAATTGGGAAACGCCAATCCATATAGATATATTGGAGTTTTCTAGGCATATGGCTGAAAGTATGGAGCAAGTAGCTTCACGACCAAGAGAGTCGGGTTGGTTTGCTAATAATAGGTTACAAGAAGATGCTCACAGAATGGCTGATGCATATAGAACTATTGAAAAGCATATCTTAAACGAAATCAGGATGAGGAAATTACTTAAATGACAGATAAATTAGTAAGGAAGTTAAAGAAAGAGTTTAATAAAAAGTTCACCGTAAAGGGTGAGGGTAAAGTATTTTTTGATATTGTGGAGTGGAAAACTAAAGATTACATAAAATCAAGACCGCCTTTTCCTAAAGAACTTTGGAACTGGATTGACCAAGCCCTCAAAGACCAAAGGAAAGAAATGATTAAAAATATATTACCAAAATTTGAAATAATTAAATCAAATATAGATGCAAGTCAGGATTTTGTTCACAATCCACAAAGTAAAAGGATGATTAAGGAAGTTATTGAGTATTTGAAGAAATGAAAGAAAAACAACCACCAATTAAACAAGAGAAACCAGAAAAGGAGACGGATTATCCTAAGAGGCATTGTGGTCGTGTTAGAAACGAACAAACTAAATTAATGAGTCAGGAGGAAATAAAAAATTGGTTTGAACTAGAGGGAAAAACAGACAAATTAAATTTAGGAAGTTAAATGATTATATGTTAATAGCTATGCCTAACGCCTGCATGAAGTGCAACAAGAAAAGACCTCTCTATTTCGGGCCTTATATGAGTTTTATTTGTAAAAAGTGCGACAAAGAATTACAGAAACTAATTAAAGGTTGGTTGAAGAAAAAATAACTTGACAGATATATAATGATACGTTATTATAATTGAAATGATAAAACCAGCAAATTATAAAAGGTTTACTAGAACCTTAGCTAAAGAACTATTTTTGATTTTTGAAAACGAATGAATAGACCTATGACAAAGGTGGCACAGAGTAATAAGATTCTCAACAGAATTATTGGGATTCTTGAGTCCATATCCTTTGCCGTCAATGTGATGTATATTAAGCCTTTCAGTAGAATTGCAAATTCTACACTTATAACTGTCTCTCAAAAGGACTTCTCCTCTATGACCTCCAAACATGGTTTTATTTTTAGTTTTTTCCGTGTAACTTTTGATTTTTTCTGGATGTTCTGCTCTAAGTTTATGATAATATTTTCTTCTCGTTTCATTAAATTTTTTCAACCTTTCGGGGTCAGCCTTAATTCGTTCATAGTATCTTTTACTATTTTCATGCCGTTTTTGCCTAGAAGATTCTTTATGTTTTTGATACCACTCCGCCTTACATCGCTTGTCTTTGATGGGGTCTTTGTATGGCATGGGTTCTATTATACTAAAAGGAGGTTTATGTGTCAATAGTACCCTCAAAGAAAATAGTAGTCATAGAGCCAATACAAGTCCAAACAGGCAACACGATTGAGATAATCCAAGAAAAGAAGCAGGAAACTGGTAGGGTTGTGGCTATAGGAGAAGGCACAAGACCCCTTAAAATGAAAAAAGGTGACATAGTAGCTTACAGACGCTACGGAGAAGATAAGTTACTCTTTCAGGGCAAAAACTATTTGTTCGTAGGATTTTCAGATATTTTGGGAATTATAAACTAATGAAAAACTGGATAGGTAAAAATAATCCTAGATGGAATGGGGGCAGGCGGATACGTCAAGGTAAGTATCTATCTGTTGTAAACACCAATCATCCCAATGCCGACCAGGGGGGTTACGTACTAGAACACCATTTAGTAATGGAGAAGTTTCTTGGTAGATATTTAAGAGATAGTGAGATTGTACATCACAAAAACGGCGATACCCTTGATAATCGGTTAGAGAATTTAGAAATTATGAATAGGGCTAAACACAAGAGGGTTCATTCTTTGATTGGAGAAAGAACTAGATTTAAGAAAGGACGAATAGCACAAAATAAGAATGGTAAATATTTTGAGTGTAAGATATGTGAGAAAGACTTTTATGTTTCAGGGTCTGAATTTCACCACAAGTTTTGTTCTTTACCCTGTTATTGGCAAAGTAAGAAAGGAGTTGCACCAGCGTGGCTAACAAGATAATCGCACAAGGAAAAAAGGCTCGTGAGAAATTATTTGAAGGGGTTGAGTTGGCGGCTAATGTGGTTTGCACAACCCTATCCCCTAAAGGTAGAAATGTGGCCATTCAGAGAGAATGGGGAATACCGCTTGTTGTCCATGACGGAGTAACCGTAATGAAAGAGGTTAACTCTAATGACCCGCTTGTAAAGATTGGGATAGATTTAATTCGTGTGGCTGCTGAAAAAAATAATCTTGAAGTCGGAGACGGAACTACAACTGTTACTCTATTGGCTTATGAGCTTGTTAAGGGTGGGTTAGAATTGATAGACAAGGGTGTAAACCCAATGGTTTTAAGAACAGAAATCTACAAAGTCCTTCCTCTTTTAATAGATAAAATCAAAGAATTATCTAAGCCCATCAAAAACAAAGAAGAAATAGCTAGAGTAGCCACAATATCCTCCGCAGATGAAGAAATAGGAGAAAAAGTATCAATTGCTATGGACAAAGTAGGCAAAGACGGCTTAGTTGTACCCGAAGAAGGCACACAATTTGAAACAGAAGTAGATTATACGGAAGGTATGCAGTTTAATAAAGGTTATTTATTAGTTGGTGGTACTCCTGTATTTGTAACCAATCCTTCAAGAATGGAAGCGGTTGTAGAAAACCCCGCAATCGTTATTCTTAAAAAGGAGATTTCATTAGGTACAGAAATAGGCCCACTCTTGGAAGTTATAGCCAAAGAAACCAAAAACATTATAGTTATAGCCAAAAATATTACAGGAGATGCCCTAGTTACAATGGGAGTTAATAAATACAAAGGCAATATAAATGCAATAGCAATTCAAGCTCCAGGCTACGATACAGACAATTTCTTAGATGATTTAGCGGTAATGACAGGCGGTAGAGTAATAAATACCGAGCAAGACGCAACAGATGACCTTAAATGGCTAGGTCATGCAGAAAAAGTTATCTCAGACAGGGATACAACAATCGTAATAGGCGGTAAAGGAAACCCAGAAGCTATCAAAGAAAGAGTCAAGTCAATCAAGGCTATGATGGAAAGAGAGAAATCACAATTTGAAAAAGAGAAGGAAGAACAACGATTAGCCAGAATGACCAGAGGAGTAGCTGTTATTAGAGTAGGAGCAAAAACAGATATAGATATGAGAGAAAAAGTTGAGAGGGTAAAAGATGCAATCGGAGCCGCTACCGCCGCCAGGGAAGAAGGTATCGTAGCTGGTGGAGGCACAGCCTTCCTTAGATTGTTACCTGTTTTAGATGATGCTAATGTATCTGACGACACCAAAGCCCTCTTAAAATCGGTTCTACGAAGCCCTATTTACAAAATACTTGAAAATTGTGCAGAAGAAAACCCAGACAAGATAGTTAATGAAATTATGAAGAAAGATGGAAACTTCGGCTATGAGGTAAATAGCGGTAAAGTAATTGATTTAGTAGAGAATGGAATTATAGACCCTAGTAAAGTGATTAGGAAGGCAATTGAGAATAGTTTTAGTGTAGGCACGAGTATCTTAACAACCGAGGTTTTAATTGCTATTGACCCTACGACAGAAGATGATAAGACTAAACGAAAATGACTATAATCCCAGTAGGCATTTTATGCCTTGATAGTGAAACCAAAGAGAAAGTATTTTATCCAGTAGAAGTTACAATCCCCCATAAACCCCAAGAAGTAGGCAAGATAACCAAGCAACCCACTCCAGATGAAGTTGAAATAGAAAAAGAAAGTAAGCCAGATTTCTCATTAAGTGGTATTCTTAGAAAGCATAAACAAAATGAAGAAAACCTCCCTAAAAATCCACTCGCTTAAATGTCCCTCGTGTCAGATAAATGATGCGATTTCCGACCCGACTCTTGGCGTTATCCATTGTCTTGCCTGTCAAAATAAGAATATAAACATAACCAAATCCCCAGAGTTCTATTCAATTAATAAAATGAGTAGAGTTCAAAGACAGCGTGATTTGCACTCAAAGGATATGATACAGCCATTTTCAGGCACAAAACCCAATCCAGATTTCTTCAAACTTTACCCAGACCAAATAAAGAATTATAATGTCCGCAAAGACTTAGAAAAAACATGATTTTTGTACCAAACTTCGCCAAAGGTAAAACAGGTTTCAAAATCCCTTTCGGATACGGCTTTGTTTCCAAATCAATTACCGACTTCGGTTCTTATTATGAGAAGTTCCCCCTAAATTTAATTTTAAGATTGAAATTAAAATATGAAACACAAAAGAAGACTCACGGGTGAGGAGATTGAGGATATAAGACTTTGGTTTGAAGGTTCAGCTCAAGGCTTAAAGCCTTCTATTCGTCAAATTGCCAAGAGGTACAATATCAACCAGCCTAGTGTAGTTAAATCGTTAGGAGGCTGGAAGGGAATACAAAGAGGAAAGCCTGTGCCTCCGCCTAAGTTCAAGTCTAAATATATAGATATGGATACTAAAACAAAAATAGAAACATTTACAACAAAAGTAGAATTATGAAAATCATACAAGGCGGTGGCCTGTTACCAACCCATAAACAAAAAGTTGCAGTTGATAATATAATGTCAGGCAAGTTCAAGTCCAATAAACAAGCCCTTGTTTCTGCAGGTGTAACTTCCTCAGTTCCAGCTTTCCTTCAATCGCAAGGTGTTCAGACTTATATAGCAGGTTTTGAGAAGAAAGCCTTGGTTAAATTCGGTGTTTCGCTTGATGATAAGCTAATGGACGTATATTTAGATGGCTTAGATGCTAAAACCACAGGTAAATTCGGAGGAGATAAAGACCACAAAGTAAGAAAAGAATTTGCAGACACAATTGCACAAATGAAGGGATATATGCAACAGAAGGAAACAGGAGATAAAACGCAGGTCAATTTCTTTTCATTTAATAAAGAAGATACGGACAATTTCAACAAGAACTTTATCAAATTTATCAGACAAGAAGGTTGACGTGGGCAGGTTTCTTCAATGGACTCACCTCCACGATACCTGCCCGCTGAACTTTCTTGTAACCTACCAAAATAGGTTCTCAAATAAAGACTGTTCTTGAATAGGGCTAAAGCAAATGGAGAAGGCGATAGCAAACCGCCTTAGAAGCTAGGAGTAGAAATGTCTTCACTCATACTCCTGCCTTATTGACTTCAGATAGCCTTTTTTTACGTCTTAAATACATCTTCCTTAAATGTTCCACAGATTTCCCCCACCTTTTCGCCATTCCCTTTAGCCCAAGTTCCACATAGTAAGAATTGCCTTGCCTCTCCGAAGCTTTCAATCTCCTGTATGCTTTCTTGATAAATCCCATAAACAACCGCCTTCCGCACTTCGGACATCTTATAATTGGCTGGTAATCATCGACTACCACTTCTCTATTGTCTATTATAACTTTTTTCATATTTTACAAGCTGATTTTAACAAAAAAAGCGTACTTCGTTTAATTTTGAAGTACGCCTTGCGACTACAATCAATTCTAAAGGGTCTTTCTCAACATTATTGATATCGCACTCCCCGACTTCTTACAATCAATGCCATAGTTCCATACTTTGACTAGCTCATAATCAAATAGTTTTTTATCAGCTATTAGAATACTCATGTATTGATAGCGTTTAGTCTTTTTTTGTTTAATAAATTCAGCTTTCATATATCTCACCGCCTTCCATGTGCCTTCCCACCATTCACGATGTATAGGAAGGCTAAAACTCATCTGATATTCAATTCCGCATCTTTGGTAATATCCCCGTCAATTCTTACGACATATTTCGCACCCTCGAAAATTCCCTCTTTATGTTTTTCGTTTCCACATACCGCACAATGTTCACTCCCGTCATTTGGTGTTTCAATACCGCAATTATCACAATAATCGCATAGAATATAAGCATCTGTCAGATATTCCGCTCCTCCGTCTGTTTTGTGATAGTATAATTTCATCTTATCTCACCTTCTCTCTAGTACCCTGTATCCATTCACGATGTAATACAAGGCTATTATTAAATATCCGTTCTTTCACTCGTTATAATTTCTTCAACACTTGGTTGATTTGCCTCTCCTAAATACTTCTCAATCTCCTTTAATTCTCTGATAATGTATTGAATGAATATAGGCTCTCGACTTTTATCTTCACTATCGTTTGCACTATCCATATAGCTTCGTATTTCTCTGGCTATACCATTTTTGGCTAGTATTGCGTTAAATTTTTTGTCTGTCATTATTCATCACCTTCTTTCAGCTTCTAACTGCTATGCCCCCGCCTATTGCCGGGGCATAGTGTTAAAAGTTAAGCTATTCTTTAAAACATAAGGCATTTTTTGTAACGTCAATTTCTTGACTTTTTAATATACTCCAACCTTGCTTTATAGCTTTTTTATCACTTCCACAATTTAAGCCATGAATTTTAATATAGCCTTGCGGTATATTCTTAAAATCATACCAGCCGTTACCTAATTTTTTAATCGTATATAACATGTTTTTCCTCCTTTCTAAATTCTCTTTATACTGCCCCCGTATTATCAGGGGCAGGGAAAGAAAACTAATCCCACGTATTATAGTAGCTTCCATTTCCATCACTTTGGTAAAATGTTCCCATTCTCTTGCTTGTGCTTCCGTCAACATAAGGATATGAACCCCTCAAGCATAGTTTATTGTCGTATCCAGCTTTGACTCTCAATCTGAATGGCTCACTTTTCACAATTTCTGGTGCTGGGTAACTTTTACCCGAACCCATTCCATTGTCATCAACTATTTTTGAACCGATCATTACGACCTTAGCCGTTTTACTTCCCATTTCTAAAACTTTAATGTAATCGTTTATGGTCATATCGTAACCCCAGCTAGTTTCGTATATATTCTTCATAATTTACTCACCCCCTCTCAATTCTCTCTCAATCTCTCTCAAGTGTTCTATTTCATAATCTCTTGCCTCTAAATCTATTGGATATACATTATCAAGATAACTTTCAAATTGTCTGACTTCGTGATGTAGTTGTTGTTCGGTCATATTCGTATCTTGAAAAATGCTTCAAATGGGTGTTCTATTTCAAATACACATTTTTTACATAATGCTTCAATTGAGCCTATTCGGTCACAACCTTTTTGGTCGATTTGGTCATCATGTAAATCTTTAAGACACCAATGGCAAAAAGTATGGTCTTTGTATTTACAGCATTGTCTTGTATTCATATTTAGTTGTTGCTCGGTCATGTTAGTTATATTGATACGATATTACCAAATATGTACATCATCTGTCAAGCGTTTTGCCTAGGCATAAGGAAGCCGAATACACGACTAATAATGCCCTAAAAGTAGCAGTTTCTACAAGGCTAGAATATAGCACAATAGTATTATAGTAACCCATTTATGAACCGCATATTTATAGTAAGTTTTGTTTGCCATTTTAAGAGAAGAAGAAAGACAAGGTTAAGAAGTAAAGAGGTTAGGTTATAGGAAGTGTTGTTGAGCTTGTATATAGATAACCTTACTCAAAACACTATTACCAAACCTCACTTAATCAACGCTAAGCCCTGTTTGGAGAGTTAGACTACATCATGTACCTCTTAGTTCGTGCGTGCATTAGTGAGTAGAACACGTTATATAGCACTATACTATATGTAATAGCACTCAAAGCGTATGCACTCCAAGTACTCATTATATGCATGAGTATATACTGCTATGCGTCATACAATATACATTGTGCGTCATACAATTATGGTCGTGTGTATGGGAAGAAGGGGGCACTACCCCACAATAAGGTTCCATCTAAAGATGTAATATGATTCCCTCCCTAGGTTAAAGATTTACCCTCGGATAAGTACCTAATCAAATACCACCCACACCTGGATTTATAATTTTTATTTGATATTACTTGACATTGTGTATGGTGTTGTGTATAGTGTTGTGTATGACAAGAGTTAATATCTCCATACCAGCCATGAAACTTAGTCGTATAGACCTCTACTGTAAAGAAAATAAGATTGAAAGAAGCAGATTATTAACAATGGGAGCTATGGCAATAGTTAATAAGGGTAAAATATCTAAATGTGAGTTTTGTTACAAAGAAGCCATAGGCAAATTTGAGGTATCCTATTATGATGAGAATTTGGGTATGACTTCAACAGAGAAGTTTCTTTGCGAAGCACACAAAAAAGAATCAGACAAAAGAAATGAGGTGAGTGAAATATGAGATATCCTACTTTAAGAATAAATGGTAAAAAAATCAAATTAGATAAAGTAACATTTGATTGGTACAGAAACCAAATTAAAAGTTCTATCTCTTTTGATAACGAAGAATATGGAATAGGTTTGACAAAAGAAGATATTGAATTATTAAGTTATAACTGTGCAGTTTTTGTTTACCATGAATATAAAATGTTCGGATAAGGGGGTGAAATAATTATGATTGTTTCTCAAGATTATCAGTTAAAGAACGGAGGTAAAGTAACCAAAGATGCAGTTTATCAGAGGTGGTTAAAAGAAGATGCTGTTTACCATGAACCTGTTTATATAAATTGTAATCCAGATTATTGCGGTTCTATAACATCCAAAGCTCCTCATATATGGGCTTATGGTGCAGGAAATAAAGTATGATATTAAAAGGTAAACCAGAAAGAATTGAAGAATATCAGGGATATGTTATTAGAACTATTAGGAAAGCTCATGCCTTAATTGCCATTCCAAAAGAGGCGGTTTGTTTTTGGCATCACAAGGATAAATTTGAAACAGATGAATGTGCGTTCAGAAAAATGAAAGAGTTAATTAACGAAAGCGTAGGTGATATACGATGAAAGTAAATAGAATAACTGTTAAAAACTTTGAGTTTGACCAAAAAAATAAAGGGACAAAAGTTGCTATACAAAATTTAATATGGCAATTATCAGCCAATTTATTAAAGGATATAGGCGTCAAACGAATACATACAAGCTATAAATATAAAAAATAATATGGCTATGACATTTTTTATTTTTGGTGTATTTATAGGAATAGTTTTCTCCTTAATTTGGAAAGACGCAAAATGATATAATTGGTTAATGCCAAAGAACCTATTAGGTCTTGATAGAGCACAATCATTCTCCGCTCTTGCTTTTGTCAAATACAATAATATTGTGAATGAAAATGGAACGCCTATAGAATTCAAAGACCACACCTTCTTAATAGACCCCTATATAGATAACTCCGAGAAACAAGTAATTATGAAAGCCTCGCAGGTCGGTTGGAGCACCCTTGCTATTCTTAGAAGTTTTCATCTTGCAAAGTACGCAAGAGCAAATATCATCCACAGCTTCCCCTCAAGAAGTGTAAGCAGGGAATTTGTTGTTCCTAAAGTTGACCCTCTAATTTCCCGCAATCCTGTTATCAGAAGTATGATTAAAACAGATACTTCATCCTTAAAAGAAATAGACGGAAGATTTATTTATTACAGGGGTTCGTGGTCAGAACAGGAAGCAATTTCAATTTCAGCTCATATTTTAATTATGGATGAATATGACCGAAGTGACCAAAAAATCTTAAAAACTTACAGAAGTAGGTTGGATGATGCTAAAAGAGAAAGACCTGAATTAGGGTGGGAGTGGCAGTTTAGCAACCCTTCAATTCCTGGTTACGGAGTGGATGTCTGGTGGCAGATGAGTGACCAGAAACACTGGTTTATTAAATGTCCTCACTGCGGTTATGATTTTTATATGAAGTGGCCTGACAATATAAATATGGATACTCAGGAAAAAGTCTGTGCTAAATGCGGTGGCATCTTTGATAGAGAAACTCAAACAAGCGGAAGATGGGTTAAAAAATATAACGATAGAAAGATATCTGGCTACTGGATTTCCCAAATGTTTGTTCCCTGGATTTCAGCAGAAAAGATAATTGAAGACTCAAGAGGCGACCAGGAGATATTCCATAACTTTACACTAGGATTGCCATATGTTTCCAAAGACACTTCCGTAACCCGTGAAGCGATAATTAAATGTCTTTCACCAGGTTTTAATCCAAGAACTGCTGTAGCGATAGGTGTAGATAATGGCATTGAAAAACACTATGTAATTGGTAATCGTCATGGCATATTTGAAATGGGGGTTACCAGAGATTGGGAAGAAATAGAGAAATTAAGAAACAGATATAGTGCAGTTATGGTGATAGATGCTTTACCATATCCTAATACTCCTACTCAATTAGCGGAAAAGTATCCAGGCAAGGTATTTATTCATTTCTTTCAAGCAGACAAGAAAAGTATGGGAACAATCAGGTGGGATGGGAGGGTAGTTAAAAGCGATAGAACAAAAATCATAGACGCAGTTGTTGCAGAAATCAATAGCGGAGATGTAACATTTAACTTAACCCAAACCCAGATGGAAGATTACATTCATCATTGGGAACAGATGTTTAGAGTAATTGAGAAGACTCCGATGGGAACAATGAAACCCAGATGGCAGACGATTGAAGGAAGACCTGACCATTTTGCTTTTGCACACTTTTTATTTAGAATAGCATTAGAGAAAACTATGTCATTTGGAGGTATTGTGCGTAGCCCCAGACCAGGCGGAGAAGAAGAAGGACACCCGATTGTTTCAGAAGACCAACGGGTAGGAGCACTGGATTTAAGGGATGTGTTGAAACGTAGTCTTAGAAAGGTTATGCGGTGAAAATATATTGTTTTTCAGCAGATATTGACTTTCCCCCAATGGAGAATGATAACCATTTGAGAATAATATCAGTATTTATTAGAGATAATACCAGCACAATCCATAATTTTAGATGTCCTGAATGTGGCCGTATCTCATTTCAATACAGTGGAGATGTGGTTCAAATCTATGATGGAGCAATTATCCCTAAAGAAAAAGTGGTCTTAGATGTGCTTTGTCATTTATGTAAGATTAAATTCAGGGTCACAAATGTAGTATAATAGAAACATGGATATTGAATTATCAGAAGGTATTACAGACTATTCAGAAAGAATAGGTTTAGATTTAACAGAAGACCTTGTTAAAAGAGTTATTGCCAATAGAATATCAAATGGAATCGCTTTTTATGACTCAAAATTAAACCTAACTAAATCCAGAGAAGATTGCGAAAAAAGATGGATGGGTAAGAATAGAGAAGTTTCAGGACAAAAAACCTATGATTACCAAACTCCTTACGAAGACAATAGAATATTTGTATCAGTAGAAACTTTAGCAGCATCTCTAGTACCACGTATACCAGTACCCGAAGTAACCGCAGCACAAGACACTCACGCTTCCCAAGAACTAGCAGTTAATTATGAGAAAGTTCTTCAAAGAACCGCAGAGGATGAGTTATTGAAATCAAAACTAAGAATGGTAGTCAGACATATCTTAATGGGCTACAGGTGCGGAATAATGAAATTGGAGTGGGATTTTGACAGAGGTATAGACGGAGCAAACGGTAATCCTTTAGGCGGAATTAAGATAAGTTACGTCAGACCACAAAAAATTGTAATTGACAGAGATGCAACAGACCCGTTTGATATTCCTTTAATAGCAGAAAATATAAGTTGTACTTTAGAAGACTTAATTAGAAAGTTCCCAGACAAAAAAGAGGAGATTTTGACGAGGTATGGAAAAACAGCAGATAGTATTGATTTAGGAAGACCAGTATCTTATTGGGAAGTCTGGTTTACGTTCTTTGACAGTAAAGGTAAAAAAAGAGAAGGACTGGCGTGGAAGATGGAAGACCTTATCTTAGGCTTCGGTCTTAATCCTTATTATAATTATAGTGGAGTTAACTTCTTTGATAAACCTGTTAAACCGTATGTATTTTTCAATTTCCTAAGAATAGGCCGTTGGGTATATGATGACACAAGTTTGACCGAACAGGCAGCTCCTCTACAGGATATCTTAAACAAACGTGGACATCAGATTGTAGATAACGCAGACCAGGCCAATACCGCAAAAGTCTTTAATACTGAATTGATAGATGCTAAAGACGCAGAGAAATATACAGGCGACCCCAATGATAATATTTTAGTTAATGGAGATGTCAGAATGGCATTTGCGAGAGTTCCTGCTCCCAACCTGCCCTCATATGTTTTAATAGATAAATCAGATGCTAGGGCAGAAATAGATAATATCTTTGGAACTCACGCACCCATTCGTGGAGAACAGAGTTCTTCTCCGACATTAGGACAGGAAGTTCTTTCTCAAAGAGGAGATTTGGGTAGGACTGTATCTTTATCAGAAGCCATCGAGGAAGGTTCTTCAAGAGTGTTCCAACTTATAACTCAACTTTATAAGGTGTTTGCTAAAAAAGAACATATTATTAAATATACAGGTGAAGATGGTAAAGTAGGTTTTATAAAATTCTCAAATGATAAGATTGAAGACGGTGTAGAAATCAGAGTAAGAGCGGGAAGTCTTGAACCAGAAGATAAAATCACGGATAGAAACGAAGCGGTAGATTTGGCAAAGACAGGTAAAATAATTGACCCATTAACATTTGCAGAAAAGTGGCATCTTGCTAAACCAATCGAAGGAGCAAAGAGAGCTTTCTACTGGGCTTTTGCACCAGATAAATATGCAACAGAGATACTCAAACTAGGTCAACCTGAAGGTATGGAAGAAGCCTTACAAACAATAGGTAAAATAAACGCAGGAGAATTTGTAGAAGGAAAGAAAGATGCTACCCCTCAATATCTAAGTGCGTATGGACAATTTATGCAAGCACCTGAATTTGCTCAATTAGACCCAGAAGTTCAAAGGTTACACGTAATCCATTTAAGGGAAACTACTGAAATTGTTAAAAAGAATATGAAGGAAGGTAAGAGTTCTGTAGGAGAGAATGAAAACTTATTAAGTAAAGTTGTTAAATCAATTACCAATAAGTTCAAGAAGTGAGGTGAAATAAATTGTTGAATACGAATAAAATCCACCAGCTCAAAGAGGAGATAAGGGATGAGGGTGCGGTTGGCACTCTATTTATTAAGGAAGGTTTTGAGAAATTTATTGCAAAAATAGAAGAAAAGATAAAAGAATTTGTAGAAGAAGTTGTAAATCTTAATAAAGAAGCAATCAAAATGAGGGAAGATTACGAAGGAACAGAAAAAGAAATTACTTCCTTAAATGCACAACTTATTGCAGGGAATAAAAGATTAGAAGAAATATCCAAAAGAGAAAAAGAAGTAGCAGAAAGGGAAAAGAATGATGCAGAACTTCATAAAATCCTCGAGAATAAAAGGATGATGCTTGAGAATAAAGAGAAACCGAGTAAGTTCTAAGGTGGTATAATTAAGTAATGACAAGACCAAGAGGAATTCTAAATAAAAATAAGGAAGGGGGAATAAAAAGTGAGTCAGGCTAAACACGACCCAAATCGTGTCCCCACTTTAATGGGCGTAAGTAGTGTTGATGGGGAAACTCCTACAAGAGTTGCTGTTGACCCAGCAACAGGAGAAGTTTTAGTCCAAGGAGATTTATCAACTTCAGACATCCAAATCGGTGCAGTAGAAATTAAAAACTCTACAGATGATACCAGAGCAACAGTAGGAGCAGGGGGATTGAGTGTTGATTTGGGGACAAATAACGATGTAACGGTAACTGGAAGCGTAACGGCAAACGCTACTTTAGCAGCAGAAACAACTAAAGTAATAGGTACGGTAAATTTATCTGCTGCTCAGACCTTGGCAACTCTAACTGGTATTACAAATAATGTTAATACCGTAGAAGTAGCTCCCACAACTATTTACAATGGGAAAAAGACGGTTACTACGGCAACGACAAGGGTGGCATTAGCTTCATCTCAGGCGGTTAAATCGGTTACAATTAAGGCTTTAATAGCCAATACGGGAACTATTTATGTTGGTGACAGTACGGTTGCTGCCGCTAATGGTTTTGCTTTGGTGGCGGGAGATAGTATCAGTTTAGATATAGGAAATTTAGCTACCATTTATTTGGATAGTAGTGTTGACGGGGAAGGTGTAACGTACATTAGTATTAATTAAATATGCCAAAAACATTTGCTGTAACATCAAAACCAACTACTAACGCTAATCTTACGGGTGTAGTAACTTCAGTTGGTAATGCTACCTCAATTGCTTCCCAAACAGGAACGGGAACGAAATTTGTAGTAGATACCTCTCCAACTTTAATAACACCCATAATCGGAGTAGCTACTGGTACTTCGTTAGATTTAGGAGCAACTACTCTTTATGGTTCAAGAGCAATTACGGTGGATACGGGAGGAGTATTAAACATTGATATAGGTTCTGCGGCAGGAGACGACTTTACGGTAGATACCAGTAAATTAGTTGTTGAAGGAGACACAGGCAACGTCGGCATCGGGACGACGGGACCGGGGGCAAAGCTAAACATCTACAATTCTTCAGGATATACCGCAAATAAGATTAGTTCTGGTTCTATAAATATCGATCTTTTTGCAAACAGTTCATCTGGTGTCGGCTTGCTGACAGCCTCCACAATGAAATTCTTTACCGATGGCGGAACGACCCCGGCAATAACTGTTTTAGCAACAACTGGCAACGTCGGCATCGGGATTACTGCACCTTTGGCAAAACTTCATATAGACCAATCCTCCACTACAGGAGCAGTCCCCGTTTTAACCGTTGACCAAGCCGATGTAAGTGAAGAATTTATCAGATTTATCGGTACATCTGCTAATGCTGTTTTAACTCAATCTATTGTAGAAGCGGCAGATGTAACTACCGCTACTATTGCAGGATACCTTAAAATTTATGTAAATGATGAGGGAAACCAATTGACCGACCAAGCATACTACTTACCTATATACACCTTAGTTTAATATGCCAGATAGGTTTAATGAATACTTACAGTATAAATTACAACTTATGCCCTACACAATAGAAGGATATAAACGTGTTCTTAACAAGATATTTAGAGACTTAGATACATTAAAAGTTAAACCAAAACAAGCAAAAAACTGGATATTCAATATGCAAAAGAGAAAATTATCGGCAAGTCACATTAACAATACGGCCAACATTTTAGAAAAATATATTAAGTTTATAGGTAAAAAGGTAAAACTAGACAGAGTTAAAAAACCAAAACCGTCTATAAAAGATACTCTTACAGAGGGTGAAATTGCCAGAATACTTGCGGCAACTAAAAATAATAGAGAAAAAGCAATGATTGGCATTTTGGCATATTCGGGCATCAGGGCAAATGAGTTGTGTAATTTGACAGTTGAAGATATTGATTTAGATAATGGGATATTAAAAATAATAAATGGTAAGGGGGGCAAGAATAGAGTTTGTTATATTTCAAGAGAATGTTGTAAAATGGTGAATGAATATCTAAAAGAATATGAAGCAAATCCGCATTTATTCAAAACTCTGCAAAGAAAGGTGAGATATACTACTTGGGCATTGAGAAAATTAGTTAAAAAGGTAGCCAAAAAAGCAGGAATACTCAAGAGAGTTTACCCTCATCTTTTTAGACACTCTCTAGCTACTAATCTGATAAAAAGAGGTGCTAATATATTAACTGTGCAAAAACAACTAGGACACGAAAAACTAGAAACTACGCAAATTTATATCCGTTCATTTCCAGAAAGAATACAAGACGAGTATAATTATTATAAACCCAACTATATTTAAGGAAGGAGGTGAGTTAAATGAATTATTTAGTATCAAAAGAAATTGTAAACACCAAACCAGAGCCAGCACAAGAAAGATTTGAGATTAAATTCTTAAAAGAAACCGAGGGTGTTGATGGTAAAATGGTTAGCGTAGTTGAAAGAAAAGAGGTCTTGTCTTTAGAAGATATTGACAGCCGTATCGCTAACGCTCAATCCAATATTGATAGTATGACCGCAGAAAAGAAAATGTGGGAAACTATTAAATTAGAGGTAAAAGAATTATAATTGAGAAATTATAAGGAGGTGAGTAATTATGGACGAAAATCAAGCATTACAACTTTTAGACCAAGCAGTCAGTCAGTTATCGGCAAACCGTGAGGTTCATGTTAAATTACAACAGGCGGTTGAAATACTTAGAGAGTTTATAAACAAGAATACAGCAAAAGAAGAAAAGAAGAGTTGAGATATGGGGTTAAGGAGAAAGTGGTATGAATTGAGACATCCACTTGACAAGGGGTGTAGAAGTCTTTATAATGCCAACTAGAGTCAAAAAGACCAGCAAGTGCTGGTTTTTTGTTTTAACAAATATATGACATTTGGAGCAAGGATAACGACAATAACACAAGACGAGATACTACCTCAGGTAGTTGATACTATTTTAGGAGGCAACTTCATAACTTTCAGATTTCTCTCTCAAGCAAAAAGGTGGTCTGGTGAAACACTCAAGAAACCCATTAAATATGTAAAATCTACCTTAGGTGGTTCATTCTCAGGATTAGATACTCATTCAACCGCAACAACCGATACAAGAGTGATGATGAGTTTTGATGTCAGGGGATATGAAATGCCAGTTGCAATCCCAGGAATGGAGAAAGCAGTAAATAGAACTCCAGCACAGGTTCTTAATCTAGTCAAAGTAGAAGTAGAATCAGCACAAGAAGACGCACTTGATGACATCGGAGATATGCTTTATGGAGATGGAACAGGAAATTCCTCAAAAGATTTCTTAGGACTTGATGCGATTGATGACGATGGAACTTCAGTAGTTACTTTCGGAGGTCTTTCAAGAACGACCTATGACCCAGTTTTGGATTCTACCAGAACAGCATCAGGCGGAACCCTTGACCTTGATAAATTAGCAACTTTAACCACAGCAGTTTCAGCAGGTTCAGCTGCAAGACAAAGACCAACAATCTTTGTATCAAATGAAACAGTTTGGGATTTGTATGAATCGTTACTTACCCCCACGGTAAGGGCAAATTATGAATCATTCGGTCTTCCGATGGTAACAATGAATTCTAAGGCTCCAGTAAGGGCAGCAGAACTTAAAGGAGCAGCAGGATTTAACGCACTTACTTATAGAGGTATTCCTTGGGTAGCTGATGAGAAATCAACAGCACAAACCCTTTGGGCTTTGAATGAAAATCACATTGATTGGTACGGACTTAGCGACCCAGATTTGAAACAAATCTCTCTTGGAACTGGAGATATAGATGGAATTTACGCAGATGCTCCTTCCAAGAACATTGGATTTCAATGGACAGGCTTTATGAGACCAATCAATCAATATGGAGAAGTAGCACACATTTACCTTTTGGGCAACTTAGTATCTTTCAATCCGAAAAGACATGGCAGATTAACTGGAATAACAGGAGTATAATATAAAATATGAAACTATCAGCAGCAGCAACAATCTTTGACCTAAACCCATACGATGAGAACTCTGTTCAGATGCACAATCTTGGACAAAGAGCAGAAACATCAGACGGAAGGGTATTCAGATATGCTTGGATGGGTGAAGCAATTACCCCAGGTAGATTAGTACAAGGCCCAGCTATCAACGCAACCTTAACTAATATGGCAGTCTTAGTTGGAGCAGCAGGAGCAAAAGTAATTACCTTTACTAATGCCGCAACCACAACCACAGCTAAATATTGGGATGAAGGTTATGCTTTTTCTTCTTACGCAACAGGAGCAGGACAGACTTGGAAGATAAGAAGCCTTCCCGCTTTAGTATCAGGAGCATCAAGCACAGTTTATATTGAAGACCCAATCGCAATAGCATTAGATACAACCACAAAACTTGGATTAGTCCAAAATCCTTACTCTCAGGTTTTAATGGGTACGACAGCAACCTTTGAACCAGTAGGAGCATCTATGATTACCTACACAACCCAATACTATGGATGGCTTCAGACCAGAGGAGTTTGTGCAATATTCTCAGACGGAGCAATTCCAGCAGGTGGAGCAGCAGAGAATGATGATTCAGTAGCAGGAGCTTTAAACCCTATGGTAGAAGCAGATTGGGTAGTCAACCCATCAATCGGTAGAGGTTATCAGATTGCAGGAGCACAGAATTATTGGGAACCGATATTTTTGACAATCGAGTAACGCTTTGCGTAAGCATTTTTCCGAAAGGATTAGAAGCGTAAGGGAGATTAAGACCTCTTTTACGAGGTCTTTTTTAATAGAATGAAAAAGAAAGTAAAAAAAGTAGAAGTTAAGGCAGAAGATTATCCTGATTATGAGGATTATCTAAAAGCTAAGAAAGAAAAGGAGAATAAGTAATATGGATGCGTCACGATATTATCCAGGTTTTAGACAGGGAAAAAGAAGCCTCACTTGGGGCTTAGATGACGTTATTCCAATGGGACTTCCTTTAGAAACAGGTCGGGTTTGGTATGTAGATGGAGATAAAAGTGCTTCAGGAGCAGGTGCTACATGGTCAGATGCTTATAAAACTATTCAAGAAGCAGTAACCGCCTCCTTAGCTGGAGATGTTGTCCTGATTGCTGGGAGAACAATTACAGCAACAGCAACCGACCCAATATCTTATGCTGAAACCGTTATTATTCCAAACGACAAAGCTCAACTTTCTCTAATTGGAGTTTCAAGAGGCAGAACTCAAGGCGGACTTCCTCAAATGAAAATTGGGGCTGGTTCAACAGCAATGATTACAGTGAGAGCACCTGGTTGTTTAATTGCCAATCTGGGTATTAACGGAGCTTCTTCAACAGGGGGCGGAATACTTTTAGATGATAATGGTACGACAGAGGTAGCATTTGGTACAACCATTTCTAATTGTCATTTTAAGAATTGCAAGGTTTCAACAGTAGCATCAGCAGGAGGAGCAATTTATACAAGTTCAGATGGAGGTGCGTGGCAACTTCATGTTGTAGGGAATAGATTTTACAAATGTTTCGGAGGGGTAATTTCTGTAGGAACATCGGGAGCAATTCCCCAAGATTGGATTATTGAAGACAATGTATTTAGTTCTTCGGCCAATACTGAAGTTGATGCGGATATATACGCAAAGATTGATGGAGTGTTAGGAATTGTTATTAGGAATAATGTCTTTGCAACAGTCGATGGATGTGCAGGTACAAGTGGAGATATTGCACATTATATTGAATTGGGAGCAGGAAGCACTGGTTTAATCACTGGCAACACATTTGCTTGTAAAGGTGGAGAAGATGACACACCTTTATCCTTCGGAGCAAGCACTCATACAGCCTGTAAGATTCCAGCTACGGTTAGAATGGCTGGCAATTTTGCTGAATCTGCGATTGGAAGTAGTGATAAAAATAATAACTTTGTAAACAGAACAGACTAATCTTCTTAATCTTCCTTTCCTCTTTGTGGTATAATATCTTTATTGAAAGGAGCATACTAAAATTAAATATTCTGTTGCTGTAGATAGAGATGTTAATAGAGAAGCCTTCGGAGGAGATTTTCCTTGTATAGTTAAAAGAACTATTACTTTTACTGGTGCAACTGATAATACTTGGGGAGATGAGGCGGGAACTATGGATGGAGCGGCTATCTATACGGTTACGGGTTTAGTTTTCGTAAAGTTAATTGCAGTCTGTACGACCAGTCTTGGTAGTGCTGGAGCTGGTACTCTTTCCGTAGGAACTGCTGATTCAGCGACCTTGTTTATGCCTTCAGAAACAGCCACTCAAATAGATGCAGGCCAGATTTGGTTTAACGATGCTGGAAACGCCACTTATGGAATTATAGGGGCTGAAAGTGCCGCAACAAGCAATCTTCCTGAATATGCCATCAATGGCAGAAATATTATTTTATCGACTGGTACTGCTGATATTGAAAGCGGAGTTCTTGACTTCTATTGCATCTATAAACCAATTTCGAGCAATGCTAGTATTGTAGCAACAACAACTTAAATGGCAGACGGACTAACACATGATTTCAAATTCCAAATAGGAGATGGGGGACAATTCATCGAAGGAGATATAGAATTTAATACTGACGGTAAAATATCATATAAAATAACTTCATGGTCAGAACCAGTTAAAGATACAACCCTACAAAGATTTAGTGAAGTTGCTGAACTTATGAGACAGATATTCCATGAGTTCGGTGGACTTAAACTAATCAAATTCAAATTAAAATAATGTGGACAGACCGCTTACTTCATTAAAGAAGATTAAAGACCCCTTATTTAGAGGACAGGAATACCGCATGGCAGAAACTTCCCAGACCGTAGGAGAACTCATAGAACAGAAATCTAAACTCTTAACAGAAATCAACAAACTCTCAAACATCTATTTTTCTCTTAAAAGTGGTTCAGAGAAAGTTAAGAAAGATATAGTTGGTTTTGAAACAGATAGAATTGAAACTTTGGAAGCGTTAGGGAAAGAAGTAAACCTTGAGTTAGACGAAGAAGCGGAAGTTTTGAAGAAAAGGTCACAGGATTTAGACCAAGACCAGCTTTTCTTAGAGGAAATGTTCGATTATGCTCAAAATCTCATGCCTATCATGGAAAGTTTGTGCGTGGATTACGAGGTAAAACTTGAGGAAAGTAAAAAGTTGACTAATGATACGTCTAAGAAGGAAAAAGAACTCAAAAAATACATCAAAGACTATCAGGAAAGAGAGAAAACTACAAAAGAGTTGCTGGAAGTTGCTGAAAGAAAACATACTAAGTCAGACACCCTATTAAAAGAAGTTGAGGAAGGTATAGACCAGAAGAAAAAAGAGTGGCAAAGGAAAGATGATAAACTTGAAATTGAAAGAGCAGAGCTTAGAAGCATGAAAATGATGTATAAAGGCAAAGAGGAGAAACTTAAAAAGAGAGAGAGGGCACAAGGCGACAGAGAAAGAGCATTTGAAAGAAAAATGGCTGAACTTAAAGTGGTATAATTAAGTATGGCAACAGAAAAAAGAACCCCAAATCGTGTTCCTGGTTTAATTGGTGTTTCCAGTACAGACGGTTCTACTCCAATAGTTGTTTATGCGGATGAAACCACTCACAGACTTTTGGTTGACGTTGCTTTAGCAGGAGTTACGGATTTAACTGGAGTAACAGATGGAGAATTAGTAAATGCTGCAGATAAAGGTGCTTTATTGATGGGAACTGATGGGTCAAACTATCAGGCATTAGCCGTTAATTCAAGTGGTCATCTTTTAGTTGATTTACAAGATACCTCAATGGCCGTTACTAATACGGGAACTTTTGCGGTTCAAGCTACTTTAGGTGCAGAAACAACTAAGGTAATAGGTACAATAAATGTTTCCGCAGGACAAACCATAGCAGTTACTAATGCTGGGATTACAACTATTGCAGGAGCTGTATCAGGTTCTGAGATGCAGGTTGATGTTTTAACCTTACCTGCGGTTACGGCTACAAATTTAGACATTCGTGATTTAACTTCGGCAAGTGATTCCGTTGAAGTAAAACAAGCAACGGGAACTAATCTTCATGTAGTTGTAGATACCGCACCTACTACTGCCGTAACTGGTACTTTTTATCAGGCTACCCAACCCGTTTCGTTAGCTTCAGTACCTTCTCACGCAGTTACCAACGCAGGTACGTTTGCTGTACAAGATTCAGCAACAGAAACTTCCTTAGCGATAATGGATGATTGGGATAGTGCAGCTTCTGATAGTGCAAGCGTTTCAGGAGATACCGCACATGACGCTGCCGATGCAGGAGAACCTGTAAAAATAGGATTTAAGGTAGAAACCTCGCCTAAAGGAATTACTGTTTGTGCTGATGCAGACAGAACTAATGCTTATGCAGATGCGGATGGTATGCAAATGGTTAAAGTAAATACTTCAGGTGCGGACTTAATTTCAGAAAGGGTTTCTAATACAAATGGAACTTCAACAGATTTTACTAATTTTAGTGCAGTTGCTTCGACTTATAATTACGTTACTGCAATTACGGTTTATAATTCTTCAACTACAGATGGATATGTTGATTTTAGAAGTAGTACAGATGGAGCGGTATTATGGACAATGCCACTTCCAGCGTTAGGAGGTTCTTGTATATCTTCAACAACACCATTATTTAAGACAGTGGTGGGAGATGCCCTTTCGTTCGACGTTAGTGGGGCAATTACAACTACATTTTTAAGTGTCAGTGGTTTTCAATCAAAGGTATAATGCACGTTTTAACTTATAATCCTAATGCTCATGTAGAAACTACTTCAGTAGATGGTGATATAGAATATAATACTGGTGATACTACTACTTGGGCTTCAATAAGAGCAAAAACTTCAGGAAGTAATGCCGACCCAACAGGAGCACAAATGGATTTAGGAATTAGACGAGATGGTGCTAATAATTGGGTAGACACAAGAAGATGTATGGCTTTGTTTGACATATCCGCATTTCCGCTAGGAAGTGTTAAAGGAATAAGTTCTATAACTTTACAACTCTATGTAAATAACTTTAATATAAATAATTTTGCTGACTCTGTAACTATTTGTGAAGCATTACCTGCAAGTAATACAGATTTGGTTGTAGGAGATTTTAATATAGCTACTAAATTCGGTTCTACTAGATTGGCAACAGATATTTTAATTACTAACATGACAATTCCTGCTTATAATACTTGGACTCTTAATGCTGCTGGAATTACCTATATTAAGACTAGGTTGGGTATAGATGGAATTGTCAAATTTGGTATTTTATCTAAAGCAGATTTTGACAACGCTGAACCAGCAGGAACCGGTGATGGAAGAACTTTGGGAGGATTTTCAACAGCAGACGGAGCAAATACTCCAATACTAACAATAAATTATGTAAAAGGAGGATTACTTTTAATGGGGGTGGGTAGTTGACACGATGTTATATAAGAGATATAATAATTTTCAGAGTTAATAAAACCTATGGCTTCTATATACGACAAGAAAAAAGCAGAAGACTTCTCATTAGAGTTAAACAAACTACTCCTTAAATATGGTCTTAAAATTTCCCTGACTTTGAAATATACCTTACAAGGCGTTTTTCCTGCTATGGAACTTGTAGGGATGGAAGATAAAAAAGAAGAACCTAAAAAGAATGGTGAAACAGAGCCAGAAATTAAGGAGGAATTAAAAAACTAATGGAAGATTTTTCAACAATAGTAACCCTTCACAATATAGATGATGAGGATTTTGTATTTGAATATAACAAATCTGAAGGCAATTCTCCTTATGTGATGCCCTGCGGAGAAGTTGCCAGATACCCCAAATTCTTAGCAGACCACGCACTTAAACACTTAATAGATAAAATCTTAACTAAAAAAGGTGTTAAAACAAATAACGAAATAGCAAGAACAGAAGTTGCTAACCAAATTGTTATTGGTGCAGAATCAATTAGAGGAGAACCCAAACCAACCGAAGTAGAAAGATTAAGGAAAGAGGTTGAAGAATTAAATAAATCTTCTACTCTTGATGCGATATTAGCAAGACGCAAAGCAGAAAAAGAAGAAAAGAAGGAAGAAACACCAGTAGAAACTCCCGCTAGACCTGAAGACGTTACTGAAAAGTTTGAAGGTTTAGAAAAGAATGAAGTAGATGAAAAGTTAGATGAGATTAAAAAGGTAGAAGAAGAAGCAAAAAAGGTGATGCCTATGCCAACAAGAACCGAATTATTAGACTATGCGGCTAAACAGAACCTAGTTTTAGATGAACCCAATAAAGAGGGTAAGACATTAAGACAGATTTATACAACTATGAAAATCTCAGATTTAGTTGCGGAACTACAATATCCGCTAGATGAGGAGAAAGTATGAATTTAGATGATTTACTTTTGAAGGATATCGGGGAGTTGGATGATAAAGAAAAGGCTTATCTTAAAGAACACAAAGAAGAACTCGAAGAAACAGAAAAAGAAACCTACAAAGATATAATAACCGAGAAAGAGGAAAAGAAAGAAGAAGACAAAGGCTTCTCTTTTAAGAATCAGGAAGAACTTGATAATTACTTAGACAGATTTGTTGATGCTAAATTACCCAAGAAAGAGGAAGATAAGAAACCAGACGAAGACACTGTTCCAGATTTCTTTGACAAAGATTATAAACCTAAAGACTGGAACGATTATACAAAAGCAGTTTTACCTAAAATTGTAGATTTCATTTCTAAAAATCCTAAGATTAAAGAAACCGTTAAAGAGGAGATTACACTTACGGAAAAAGACAGAGAAGAACAGAAGAAAAAGATAAATGAAGAAATAGATACTGAAGTAGCCAATCTTAGGAAAGCTCATGCAGACATTCCTAAAGGAGATTCAGATGAAGGTAAAAAATGGGAGAAAGACCTGGCACAGACATTTATAGATTTCCCAAGTCTTAGAAGTATGGATGAGGCTTACAGGATTATGGAAATGAAAAAAGGAACTAAAGAAAAAGAAGAAGAAGACAAAGAGGATTTAGCTAAAAAGATAGGCGGAGGAAGCGGAACTGGGGGAGAAACCAAAACAAGGAAGTATTCAGAAATAGCAGGTAGGTCAATGGATGCAGCTTTTGAAAAAGCTCTACAGAGTTTGGAAGCATCTTCATAAAATATCTTTCTGTGGTATAATGTTTTCATAAGAGTCTATTAGACCAGCAAGTGCTGGTTATTTTTATTAAAATGCAAGGAATGACTTGGCAAGAACAGTACGAATTATGGGAGCAACTTTGTAGTGATGACGATGCTACAAATCTTGCTATGGGTAAAACCCTAATTAGACAAGGTAATGCCAAACTTCAGGCAATACTTGGGAGATACTGGAACGAAACAGAAAGAAATTTTACCACAAAAACTGATGCTATTTCGGGAACTTCTTATCAGGGATATAGATTACCAGAAAACTTCAGAACCTTATCAGATTTCTACGTTACAGTAGGCACGACTCAATATAGAGCAGACTTAATCCAAGATTATGAACTATGGCGACAAATAAACGCTACCACAACCCAATCAACCAGCGATTATGTAGAGTTTGTATTTATAATGAACGATAGGATTCTTTTGTGGCCTATTCCCTCATCTGCTTGTACTGCAACAATAATTTATAGAACTATAGATAAACAGTTAGTTAATGATAACTACACAACAGGCACAATAACAACTTTAACGAATGGTGCAAGTGCGGTAACAGCATCAGGTTCAACCTTTACTTCTGCGATGGTAGGAAGATATTTCAAGATAGATAGTGATGGGGGTTGGTACAAAATCTCTGCTTTTGGGACAACTACTACTTTAACCTTAGCGGAAGAATATCAGGGAGTTTCCATCGCAGCAGGAACAGAAACTTACACGATTGGAGAAATGCCTAATCTTCCTCCCGATACTCACGATTTACCAGTATATTATGCGGTTTGGAGATGGGCTTTATTTAGAAAAGATGTTCAACTTGCAAGAGAATATGAAAGAATGTGGAAAGAGGGAGTGATAGAAGCACGAAAGAATTGGTCAAACAGAGATTCATCGAACATAATTCACGACAAGTCTTATCTTAAAAGAGGTGGAATGTGGAATCCGAATTATCCACCTGGAACAATTACATGACATGCGAACACACTTACAAATTAACTCATTTGAAGGCGGACTTAGTACAGGTGAAAAATCTGGATTAAAGGCTTCCTTTCTTTGGGCAGAGAAAATTGACCACCGACAAGATTCATCAAAAATTACTTTGCTCCCCAAAACCGCAAAAGTATCGGGTTCTATCTTATCTGATTTACCAGTAGATGCTACAAGGTATTCTACAGATACTTACTTTCAAGGTAACGCAGGACATATTTATAAAAGAGATTCTAGTGAGATTTGGACAGATATTCATACTGCACCAGATTCTCACGGTAACGGAATATGCTACTTTGGAGAAGACGGATATACCTATTTTACTAGCGATACGGTTTTAGGCAGGTATGGGCCAATGAGAGAAAGTCCGCAGTTTGTAGATGATTATTTTGGCTCACAGGGAGGAACTCCTGCAAATACCCACTCACTTGATTTAGAATCAGGTTCTTCAATGTATGCCACAGGAGCAGATTCAGCAACCCTTTCAATTACGGGTGATATATCTATTGAAGCGTGTGTTCAACACGAATCCCTGCCAGCGTCAGGTTCAAGTATGACTATACTCGCTAAATGGGATGGATTAAGCGATGAAAGAAGTTACAGATTTGATATTGCGGGAGTATCAGCTAAATTTGGAGATGGAAGCGATGGAGCATTAACTATTTCATCAAATACTACCGAAGCACCTATAGATTCTGCTTGTACGGGAACTGCTGCGGCTTATGCTTTAACAGCCACTAATACCTCTTTTGCAACAGGTCAGAAGATTTTAATTCATCAATCAAGGGGTACTGGTGCAGGTAAGTGGGAAAGAAATGAAATTGCTTCCTATACAGCAGGAACTATTACTTTGGCAGATGCTTTAACCAATTCATATACTTCAGGAGCACAAGTTAGAGTCTTAAAAGAATATACAAATGTAACCATAAATACTGGAATTACCTATACCACTAAGGCTTGGAACGGAACAGTTGGAGGAATTCTTGCTTTCTTGGCAAGTGGAACAGTTACGGTTACTGGAACAATAACTGCTAGCGGATGTGGATATCGGGGGGGGGCGGGAGTAACTGGTGGCGGAAATGCTTATCAGGGAGAAGGAACATCAGGTGCAGGAGGAATAGTTTATCAAGACAATAATGGAAATGGTGGTGGAGGGGGTGGAGGCCCTTCTTCTGGTGATGGTGGTGGAGGAGGTGGAGGAAATGGTGCTTGGGGTTCAACTGGTAGCTATGTTGGTTCTGGTTATGGTGGCCCTGGAGGAGAAAGTGTTGGAACAGCAGATTTGACTACTATGGTTTTTGGTGGTGGAGGAGGTGGAGGATATAATGATGCCGATTCTGGCACAGGAAGCGGTGGAACTGGGGGTGGAGCAATATTTATTACTGGAGCAACGACTACAGTAGCTGGATATATTAAATCTCTTGGAGGGGATGGTGGTTCTGGAAACGGTAGCGGTGGCGGTGGTGCTGGAGGTTCTATTTTAATAAATGCTCAAACAGCAACACTTGGAACAACTTTGGTTACAGCAACTGGCGGTTCAGGTGGTTCTTCTTCTCCTGCTGGTGGAAGTGGTGGAACTGGACGTATTCACCTTAATTACTACACCGCTTATACAGGCACAACCTCTCCAACTTTAGATGTAGTTTTAGACTCTGGTTTAGTTACTACAACAACTTACCAATTAAGATTTTGGGTATCTTCTGATGGAACTACTACTAATCAGGAAACATTAGCAAAAACATTAACCGCAGACCCCACTTTAGCAAAGTGGTATAGATATGCAGTAACGTGGGATGCTTCTGCCTCAACTGCAACATTTTATGTAGATGGAGTTAGTTTAGGAACTGCAACAGGGTCAAAGACAGCTATTTATGATTCAACAGCACTTCTTCAACTTGGTTGTAATGATGATACCGCGGGAACAGCAGAGAACTTCTTAGACGGAAAAGTTGATGATGTCAGACTATTTAATGACATAAGAACTGAAAGTGAACTATTAACTTTTAAGGAAACCGAACTTGGTGCTTCAACAGCAGGTTTACAGGGTTATTGGACACTAGATAATGACGATGATGACATTACTGCCAACAATAATGATTTAACTCTGGTAAATACTCCTACCTATTCAACAGATGTTCCTTTTCCTGCAACTTCAAGTAGAGCAGACTTAGACCAGCAATTAGAAACATCAGGACAGGTTTATGCCTTAACTACGGCAATAGATGAGGGAGCAACCCATAGGCAGACTTTTGTTCCCACCAAAGACCCGCAGAAATCAGTTCAAGTAAATATATCTGATACTGGTGATGACAGCGATTGGACACTTACGGTTCACGATGCTATGAATAAAGTGATTGTTTCTAAAACATTAACTCACGCAGAACTTAATACAGGAGATATGGAGTTTACTTTTAGTAGTGTATGGAGGCCAGTTTTAGGAGGTACATACCATTTCCATTTAACAGCAACCACAACTACAGGAGCACCTGCGGTGATTACTACAACTACTACAGATTTAGAAACAGTAGATTTCCATACCTATTATCAGATATTAGTTGAGAGTGATTTTCACCCAATAGTTCACCATACAGAAAAACTTTGTATAGGAAACGAAAGATACTTAGCAACTTGGGATGGAGTTACCTATAATCCTCACGCCCTGACCTTGCCTTCTGGATATAACATCAGAACATTGGGTGTCTGGAAAGGGTTTTTGGCAATAGGAGTTACTCTTGGAACTAACATCTATGATTATGATGTTGGATATATTTTCTTCTGGGATGGGTATAACACAACTTATAATGACTATATTGTTGTACCTCAAGGCGGAATAAATTCAATGTGTTCAGGCGACCCTCTTTATTTTGTAGCAGGTTATTCAGGAGATTTAATGAAATTTGAAGGAGGGAAACCTAAAAAGATTAGACGTATGCCTTTTGTTTCTACTAAGAAATATCTTGAAATAGCTCCTCACGCACTCAATACTTGGAGAGCATTACTACATATAGGTATGTCATATAATACCGATTCTTCGGACATATTTCAGGGTGTCTATTCATATGGAACATTACATGAGGGCATTAGTGAAACCCTGTCTTTTGACTATCCAACCTCAACCAGTATTACTCAAGATACTGGATTAAAGATTGGGTTAATATATCCGTTGGGTTCTAATTTAATGATTAGTTGGCAGTATGGAACTAACTACGGAGTTGATGCTGTTAAACCTTCAAATGATTGTTTCTCGGAAGGAAAGTATCAATCGCTAATTAGTGATACGGGAGATATAGGACAGGAAAAACAAGCATTAACTCTTAGGGGACTTTTTGGTAAATTATCAAGCGGTGATAGTATCCAACTTTCTTACAAAATAGATAGAGAGTCTGCATGGGTAGATGGCACAGCAGTCACAACCGCAGACAAGAAAGAAGCAAGATTAAACATTCCAACTAAAGGGGGAAGGTTTGATGAGTTCCAAATGCAGGTAACTATGGCAACAACTAATACAATCTCCCCATCCTTCTTTGGAATTACAACTGAGTTGGACTCGCTTGATAGGGAACGAAGAACGTAGAAATATGAATAAAGAAGAATTAAAATCAATAGTCAAAGAGTTAATGGAAAATGAGTTAAAAGAACTCATAAATCAATTTGATGTTCTCAATGGTGCTATTAAACAAAGACATATAGACGGAGCAGTAATCCGTAGAGATGTTTTTGCTAATTTACCTACAAACGGAAACAACTCTAAATGTTATGCTTTTTTCGCTACTGATACAGACACTTTGTATATTTGGAATGGTGTGGCATGGGTGAGTGAAGTATTAACATAATATGGATAAATCAATTAAAGAAAAAATAATAGATAGAATTTATGGAAGGGTTAATGTCTATAGTGATGATGGAGAAGAAAGTTTTAGTGTAAGACCAAAAGTTCCAGTTGGTATTCTTAAATTGAGGGATAAACTTAAAATGAAAAAATTACCTCGTGATAAAGTTATTCATCCTTTTGTTCCTCCAGGAGTTCCAAGTGAATTGGTTGCAGAAGAAATGAGAAAAAGAGGCAAGTCAAAAATGGTATAATTATAAATGTGGCAGACTTAAATTTATCATCAGTTCCATCAACAGAAGGATATGTCCAGAATCAAATAACTGGAGAAGACCCCTATGTTCAAGCTATTTTAAGTAAATATGCTTCACAGGAGAAACCTTTAGATATTTATTCTAAACTGGAAACTGAAGCAGGTATTCCTCAATTAAGAACTACAGCAGGAACTTTAATGAAAGAGGTAGGAAACGTAGAAGATATATTATCCAGTATTGAGCCTGACGTATCAGCAAGAACAAGAGAGAGTTTAGTTACAGAAGCACAAAGACGTGGGATAGTCCAAGCCAAGAGTGAACCCTGGACAGAGAAATTAACTAAATTAGGTACAAGTTTGGGTAGGGTTATGGAAGGACTAGGGCTAGCAAGAGAGGATGTTTCAACCAAAACTGCATTAGCCTTACAAGGTCAGGAGTTAGAATTAAAACCTTTAGAGTTTGCGTATGCGGTCAAAGTTGATAGAAATGCAAGATTGACAACAGGATTTACGGAAGACAGAGAAACACTGTTGACACAACTACTTAATAATTGGCAGAGAACTAATACTATAGAAGACAGAGATTATCAACAAATAGCTCTCTTGGCAAGAGATGAGAAATCATATATAAATACACTTCAGAAAATGGCACTTAATGCAGGAGTGAGTATAAGCGGTAATGAAAGTTATACAGATTTGTTGAGTAAAATAGGTTCAAATGCGGCAGGAACAGTAGATTTTGATAATTACAGAAATGAATACGATAATTTTAATGGATAAAAAATGAATGGATACAATATTAAAGAAACAATTAGTCAGCCAGAAATTTGGGGTAAGAAACCGTGTTGAAAAGTATAGTAAAGGAATAAATAGAGGTACGGATTTCGCAGTTAAAACAGGAACACCAGTTGCGATTCCTGAAGGAAACTGGAAAGTAGTAGAAACCTTTAACAAAGCGAGTGCGTCAGGTCCTAATAATAGACAACGGGGAGCAAATAAAGGGTATGGAAACTCGGTAGTTGTTAAGAACCTTGACACGGGAGAAAAGATGAGATTTTCCCATCTTAGTAGGGTAGGAGTTAAACCAGGAGAAACAGTAAGTTCTGGTAAAGTAGTAGGACTAACAGGAGCAACTGGGAATGTTGCAGGTAAAACTGGACAACATTTAGACGTAGAATATTTTGACAGTAAGGGAACATTGAAAGATGTATTAAGTTCAAGGTATGCTGATAAGCCGATAATAGCAGCAGCAGACGAAGGAGTTAATACAAGCGTTAGCGGGTATGCAACCACCAATACAGGAAGTACGGATAAAAATATGGATACAGAATGGCAAAAAGAAAAAGCAAAAGCAATAAGATTTGCACAATCTAAGGGTTGGAACGCAAAGAGAACTGCTGAATTTGTGGATTGGGCTGGTAATAGATATGAAATTAAGACTGGAAAGAAAAAAGCAGAAGACGTTGAAGATATTTCAGACAGAATAGAAGCAAGAGAAACTCAAGAAGGAATGGATATATCTACAGAAGGTTTATTTGAGAAAGACCCAGTAAAGAAATTGCTGTTTGGTGAATTGAAGAAAGACGCAACAAGTGGTGTAACCTCAAAAGACTTATATTCTAAATATGGAGTTGACTTTGGCGTACCACTGGTTGAAAAGGTCTATGAAGACGCAAATGTATATGGTCAAGAAACGTTGTCTGAATTTGCTAAGAACGAATTAGCCAAAGGCACTATTCGGGATATTAAACCAGATGAAACAATGGCCAGTTATAAACAAGAAATAAAGGATGCTGGGTCGAGAGAAGAAGCTCTTAGTTTATTAGAAAAAGCTAAAGCAGTATTAGAAAAAGAGAACGTAAATATAACCGAATTATATAAACAAGTTGAGGAATCTCACCCAGAGGGTGGAGATTGGTTTAAGAAAACTGCCAAGAAAGCAGTTAATAAATTTGTTGAATACCAGACAGAAAAAAATAAGGTGTTTGGTGGGTTAATCGGAATAAAATAGTATGTATGTATAAATTATGTCTATTGTATATAGAACTTCAAAAAGCAGTAGTTCAAGAACTAAGTTAGAAGATTTAGTTGCACAACAAGAATCCCCTAAAGAAAAGGTTAACATTCTTACAAGAATAGGTAATCTATTCACTCCATTTGAAATTGGTGCCGAAATAAATACTTTTTTGAAAACAGGTGATTTAGGTAGGTCTGTGAAGCAATATGTTTCAGAAACAGCACGAGGTTTAGGTAGCGTCATTCCGTTTTTAGACGTATATACAAAACCTAATGAATTAGCAGAAAACAGAGAAGGATTTAGGGAAGTATTGAATACTTTAGGTATGTCTAAGAAAGGGCCGTGGGATGATATCTTAGGTACTGCTGGAGATATATTTTTAGACCCAGGTAATTTATTACTAGTAGGTTTATTTAAAACTGGAGTAAAAGGACTTAAATATGCTGGAAAAGGATTGAGGGGAATAGCTGAGAATTTTGACGTTGGCAAAAAGTTATTAGGAACTGGTGATGAATTGGCAGATGTAATGAGAAAAGCTTTTATACCAGGTACAAAAATACCAGCATATAACAGCAAAAAGACCTTCTATAAAGATTTACTAAAATATGAACAAGATAAAGTAAGAGAACAGGGAATCGCTTTTGCAAAGAAACTTCCAGATGAAGCAAGTTTTAATAAAGTAACCGATTGGATTGAAACAGGTGGGAAAACAGAATTAGACGAAAGTTTAAAACCAGTAGCAGACGAATTGATTACCTATATGAGAGGGATGAAAGAAGCAGAAATGGCAAGTGGATTACTAAAAAAGGATATTCAATATTACTTTGCACATATATTAAAAAGTAACAAAGATATGTTTGGATTTAAAAAGATAAATCCCTTCTTGGGTGCTGCAAAAAAGAGGTCAAAACAGGGACTTATAAGTGAACTCAAGGATGCGATGGGAGATAAAATATTTGAAGAAAATCCAGCGATGATTGCTACATTAAGAGGTTTGGCTTCCAAAAAAGCATTAAATAGTAGAGATTTTCTATTAGACATAGAAAAGAGTTTTGGTGTCAAGGGCAAAATAGCAAAGATAATAGATGGAGTTGATTATGTTCCATTTAAACCAGAGGGGGGGTTTAGGTTTTTCCCAGTTACAACCGAAGGAGGTAAGGTAGTACCCAGCATAACCAGGAGAGTAAAGACATTTCTTCTTCCCAAAGAAATTGCAGAAGACATGACTAAAATAATGAAAACTATAAATTATCCAGAGGAAGTAGCTGGCGTATTCAGATTATTTGATAAAGTGCAAAACCTATGGAAAGCTTCAGTAACTTCTTACTTTCCAGCCTACCATGCGAGAAACGCTGTTTCAAACATATTTGTTAATTACTTAGCAGGGGTGAATAACCCAATGGATTATAAAAAAGCGTGGGATGTCATGCACGAAGGGGTAGGCGAGATAGCTGGCAAAACTTTTGAGAACATATTGGATTTATCAAAAAGATACGGAGTCTTGAATCAAGGATTTTGGGAAAGAGATATAACTAAATTGTTCGCAAAAGAATTGGGTAAACAAAATAAAATAGGAGAATTATTAGATTTAGGCAGAAAAGCTGGAACGGGAATTGAAAATAATGCTCGTATGGCATTATTCATAAATCAGTTGGAAAAAGGAATTGACCCAGCCAAAGCAGCAGAAACAGTTAAGAAGTTTTTGTTTGACTATTCTGATTTAACAGATTTTGAACAGACAGTAATGAAAAGAATATTTCCATTTTACACTTGGACACGGAAAGCAATTCCTTTAATGATAGGCCAGTTGGTTGAGCAACCTAGAAAGTTCAAACCAATCTTTGATATTGTTAGAAATTTAAAAGATGAAGACTTAACAGAAGCAGAAAAAGCCCTATTACCAGAATATATTAAAAATACTTTTGCTATTCAATTAGGTAGAACAGAAAATGGGGAAGCAAGATTTCTTTCAAGTATGGGTCTCCCTGTTGAGGTTTTAGCCAGACCAGGGTTAACTGGAGAAAAAATAACTGAAATGCTGTCTCCTCTATTAAAGATTCCCCTTGAACTAACAATAGGAACAAGTTTTTTTACCAAGAAAAAGATTAAAGAAGACCCGTTCTTTTACAAAACTACTAAAATTGTAGCTAATGTGCCAATACTTAAACAGTATCTTCAGGCGGAAGAAGGTAAAAATGGGTGGGTGGTCAATCCTCAAAGAATGTTTTGGTTAAAATCAATTATTGGTAGGTTTATTTCTACTGGTGAAAAAATTACAGATGAAGATATTGGTTGGTTTGAAAAAGTGATGAACTCTCTAACTGGAGTTAAAACATATTCTTTCGATGTTGAAACTGCAAGATATTTCAAAGAAAAGGAAATTGAAGAAGAACAACTATTACCTATGGTACGAAAGGGTGAGGTTAGCAAATTTGAAAGATACTTTGTTCCTAAAGATTAAGGGTAAGCAGAGAAATCACAATTATAACAATCATTTGGAAGTGATGGTAACACAAAAGCTACAAACAAAGTAATAACTATTATCCATAAAATTATATTTACTGTTTCCTCTTTCATTTTTGTCTATTCAAATATATATTAGATAACCAATTTCTTAATATAGTTTTTAGATTAAATGCGGTTTTGAACATATAATAAAGTTTCTTCATTTTTGTTTATATAATTTATCTGACAACTTTTTTATCTTGGTATCATTGACAATACCATTAAGTTCTTTAATTTGCTTATATTTCTTTTCCCAGTATTTGATTTCATCAATAGCGTCTTTTAAGAGTTGTAAATACATTTCTTTATCAGATAATATTTTCTCTCTAGTAAAGTATCCCTGAACTGGAACATCGTTGACGATAAATTTAATATTATAAAACTGTTGTTCTGTTTGACCATCAATTTTGAATTTATAAACAATTAAATGTCTTGCTTGCCAAAGTCTATATTCTTGAGCAGCTTTCGTATTATTCCACTCAAAGTTATTGTGAATTGGAGAATCTTCATTTTTTGCTGACTCAACAACGTCTTCTGGTTTTATTTGACCATTTCTAACTAATCCCTGTAATGTTTCTAATACTATATCTTTTTTAATCATTATATTTCACCTTCAATCTATCGCCTGCCGAGCCGAACCAAGCCAAACCTTGCCTCACCGGAACGTACCAAACCCCACCTGCCTAACCTAACCCACCTTACCACTCCCAACCGAACCGAACCTTACCTGCCATACCTATTCTTGACTTACCTGAAATGTTCCAAAGTCTCCTTTTCTTTCAGGTCTCCATTCCCCTATTCCACAAGCAAATCCTGCCGTTTGTATCAAATTGACTACCATTGCTGCAGAAATCACATCAGCATTAAATTTGGTTATGAATTCCATAGACCAATCACTTAATTCTCCTCTGTATCTGAAATCGGCTGGATTACTAATACCACCAAGTCTCACCATATCCTCTCTCATTCTTTCTTTACCATATTGAACTGTAATTAAACCATCTTTGTCTCCTGCTACAAACACGGAACCTCTTAACAATGTCATTGTTACTCCTTCTATGTTTCTAGCAGCATTAACCATAGCTTGTTTAATACACAATGCGGGAAACGCAATTTTACCTTCAGAATTACGATAATAAGAAGCTTCATACTCCTCTTTCGGATTTCTAATTTCTCTTACTTTCTTTTTCTTGCCAGCCTGTCTTTCTCTAAACTCTCTTTTTGCTTTTTCACTCCATTGATGACAAATTAGTGGGGAAGTTCCAAGAATTTTAATTTTCATACTTTGTATGTTGGGTGCTGGTATGTTAATTTTTATTTCTCTTAATCCCATATTCTTTCAATACCTTTCACATTATTCTTATTGATACTATCTTATCATACTTAATTATAATGTCAATAGTTACTTTTACTGTTTAGAACAGGAAATCTTCTCTCAAGCATATTTTGAATTGATTTATTGAAGTCAATGAATTCAAAGACCACACATTCTTCCGTTCTAGTATTATGTTGTTTCCATATTTGTCTTTCAACTTCATAAGAATTAGTCGCAATAATACCATTACCTAAATTAACATAGTAAATCATATTTTTTATATTTATCATTTAATGTCTTTTCAGGCAACCAATCTTCCATAAAACACGCAGTTGCATATAATAAATATCTGATATCTTTTGAGGGCAAGGTTTCATTTTTCATTTTATCTGGGTATAAGACCTTTATTGTGTAGTTCTCCATCTTTTTCGTGCCTAGACTCTTAACTAAAAATCGTTCTAACGCTAAAAAGGTATAAGTAGCACTCTTTTTCTTTAATGGGTGTCCACCAGAACCTTTGAGAAGCAACCATTTACCGTTTGAGGTTGGAGGTATTTTGATAGTTATTCTCATCCTGACAATAGCGTATCATACCCACTTTACTTTGTCAAATGTTGTATAATAGTCAATATATGGACAACGATGCAATTAAAGAAGCCTTAAGTCGTAGGCAAGGGCAACAGCCAACGGCACAACCGCAACGGCCTCCTAATATGGCTGGTGGTTCTCCTTTAGTTAATCAAATAAAAAATGCTCCAGAAGATAAGGAACTGTTAATAATTAAAGCTCTCATCCAAAAATTGAGAGATATGAGTCCTAAAGAACCAACATAATGACAAAACAAAACGGAGCAATTAACATCTTAAAACAAAACGCATGGCCTTTAATTGTAGTTATAGCGGGTTGGTTAGTGGGATTTGCTTTACTTCAGGCCAGAGTGTCTACTTTAGAGGCTAAGGTAAGTCAATATCCAAGTCAGGATTTTTTCATCTTAAAATTTCAGACAATAGATGATAAAATAAGCCAATTAGAAACGCAGATAACAAGTTTAAGAGCAGAAGTTAGGGCATTAAAGTAAACTTATGATTACACCCGACCAATTTTTCGGCAAGTATGACGGTAAAGGTATTGATTATGATAATTATTACGGCTTCCAATGCATGGACCTTTACAGGCAGTTTGTCAAAGAGTGTTTGGAATTTCCTCAAAGCCCTCCAGTAACAGGAGCAAAAGACGTTTGGGATACCTACCTTCAGGATAAGTTTGTCCGCATATTAAATACCATAGAAGCAGTACCCATTAAAGGAGATATTGTTATTTGGGGAGCAGGTGCAGGGCCGTATGGACACATAGCAATTTGTAAAGATGGGACACAAGCAGAATTTACCAGCTTTGAACAAAACTGGCCAGTAGGTTCACTTTGTCATTTCCAAAAGCATAACTATAATAATGTTTTAGGCTGGCTTAGAGTAAAACCATCCATAGAGCCACCTCCGCCAGTTGTATGCCCTCCTGATTTGTCTGGTGAGGTCGTGGCACTTACTAGCGAGGTTACTCAACTTAAATCAGAAATAGAATGGTCAGATGAATTAGCAGAAAGAACACGAAAGGTGATTTGGGGCAAAGGATTTGTTTGGAGTCGTATGAACAAATTAAAGGAGTTGCTCCCGAAGTAGGGCAACAACGATGACAAAACATGACTTTAGAAACATTGAGTCAAAAGAAAGAGAGTGGGACTTAGCTATTCGTGCATCTAAGAGGAAATTTATTAAGTTTTGGGAGAGATTTAAGTTGGAAGTAAAGAAAGAAAAAGACAATATGATATATGGTAAAAAACCTAAAGATAGATTAGACCAGTGGTGGTACGAGGGTGTGTGGTGGGTAAAAATTATTATTATTTTCTTTGCCTTAAAAGGCATATGGGAGTGAATTAAATGAAAAATTTTATTTGGTTAGTTAAAAAGTTTGGAGTAAAAATTGCTCTTGATAATCTGTTTATTTCTATGCTCAAAAAGCGGTTGGGGGCCAGAAGAATACAGATAACTTATAAGAGGAGGTGAAATTATATGACAAAAATAGTTTTATCAGATGTATTTAAGAAGCAGTTAAAAATCGTTGTTTATCTTTTAGTATCAGGTGGATTAGGTTATGGATTAGCACTTTTGGCAGACAAACCAGAATTGGCAATCATATTTGCACCAGCAATTAACTATGTTATTTATACGATTAAAACTGAACTCGATAAGGAAGGTATGATACAGGCATTAAAAAATAAATGAGATATGAAAATACTGCTCGCCTTACTGATTTTGATAGTCGGAAATATAGTTTTCTTTTTGTTCTTTAAAAATCGGGACTCGATGGGGGATGACTGGATAGAAGACAAACATGGAAAAAGACAAAGGACAAATAACGGTAGATAATTTAATCCAAAGAATAAGTATGCTTCAACGCCTCCAAGAGGAGGGCATCCATGTTGGTACATTACCAGATAAACTTTGGCAAGAAGTGGTAGATTTAATTGAAGGTGGTGATTGTGAGAAGTTAGGACAATTAAGGCAAGAATTAAAGGAGATGAAGAATGAGCCATGAACTAATTATCGACTCTTCTGGTGAAATTAGAAAATGCTTCCCCGACAACAACACCATTATCCCCTTTGATATTAAACGCCCTACAATAGAATCTTATGAAGAAGGCTTGGAGTGGAATAAGTTGGCTCAAGAACACGCCGACAAGGCTGTAAGTTTTACTCAGGAAGTAGGAGAGGTTAAACTAGAACCTAGAGGTAATAAAGCACTCCTTGTAAATGTATCAGATGTTCATTGGGGACACTACGACACAGACTATAATTCCGTAGATAATCTTTTTAACTTGATAGAAAAAACTCCAGATGCTTACGCAGTTGTAGGTTGGAACTTACTAGATGCAGCTATACCAGCACAGTTTCCCGATGGTGTGATGTGGTCAGGTCAGACCGCACAGGAACAGGTCTATACTTTTAGAGATAAACTTCAGAAACTATATAAGATGAATAAATTATTAGGTGGAATTGGAGATGGAAGTTGCCATGAAGGTTGGACTAAACGTAAAACAGGTTGGGCTATTTATAGAGAGTTGTTTGAAGGAATAGATGTACCTTTAATCTTAAATGGCGGATACTTAAATGTAGATATTCAAGACCAAAAATATAGACTAGCCTTGTTTCACAAAACCCCTTATTGGAGTCAGTTTAACAAAACCCACGGCGGAGATAGAGTCATGGATAGAGTAGTAGATGCAGAAATAGTATTTACCTCTCATTTACATCAAGCAGCAGTCGGAAGGTCAAACAGGTATAACTATCCTTATAAGAAAGATACGGCAGTTGTTTCGTCAGGAACTTGTAAAACTCACGATAAGTGGGCCAGAAATAATTTTGGTAAAGACGGAGAACCTATCGGACAAGGCATCGTTTTATGGGGAGATAGGCATACGTTTGAGGTAGTGTACGACCTTCAGAATGGAAGTGAGTTAATGAGTAAGTAAAGCGGTGAAAACTGATAGGGTTTGATGTCTTGACAATCTCGTATCGTAGTGATAGTTTTAATTATTACTATGACTAATGTTTTCAGGACTAAGGAGTTATCTTTCGCAACTTTCCTCTGGAGTAAAGGTATAAAATACTTAGGCCCAGAATCAATAACTTCAGATTCGTATTACTTCACTTTTGAGAATCCAGAAAAATGTGCTGAGTTGGAAAAAGAGTTCTTTACTTTTAAGGGTAAGTTATATAAAAGCATATCAAATGAAAAAACTAACTGATTTTTATATCAATCACGACAAGTTCCAAGACCTCTCCAATAAGGCGATTGACTGGACTATAAAGAGTTGGAAGTTTAGACACAACTCTCCTGAGTGGAAAGTGTGTAAACTTAAAAGAGAAATTTTTATGAGAGATGCTTTAGAATATCTCGATAAGGCTGGAAGGGAATTATCTAAATGAACGATAGAGAAAAATTACTAGATGCAGAAAGGGAAATTGATGGTGGTTTTCCTCCAGAAAATGAACCAAAAATTTCTAGTAAGACTAATAAAAAAGAGGGAGATAAAGATATTCATGTGTCATTCTTTGAGGTAGAAGGATATATTTATGAACAGATGAGTGCTACCGATGCAACCGATGCGACTTCAAATCGCGAGGGGGGAGCAGCATTTATAAGATACTCAAAAGAAAATGATACTTGGGATATTGTTAATGAATTTGAATTTAAGGGCAAAAGATACCTTCCGATAGTTGATGAGGCATATCTCAAAGGAGGAATTATTCTTCCAACTGGAGTTACAGAATATAAAAATACTGCCGAGATAATAAACCAGATTAAAGACTTTCTGCATGAGAACATAGAACTACCTACATTCTACGAAGCATTTGTCCCGAACCTTATTTTATTTTATTGGGTTTATGAGAAGTTTCCATTTATACCATATCTACAATTTGTTGGTAGAACCGCCACAGGCAAGAGTACGGCTATGGAAGTAGTTGGCTCTATTTCCTATAAACCAATAGACACTACAGGTTCGCTTACAATAGCTTCTATGTTTAGAATGGCTACTTTATGGAAGGGAACTCTTTTAATTGACGAGTTTGAACAAGTTGGAGAAAATAGTAGGGAAATAGTTTCTTTCTTAAAATCTGGGGTGTCAGACAGGCTTGTGTTAAGAACAGAGGGAGATGTCAAGAAAGATGTTAAAGCTTATATAGTTAAAGCTCCTAAAATATTCACTTCCGAAAATCCCATAAATGATGCTGGGCTTCAATCTCGTACCTTAGTAGTTAAAATGGAAAAAAGTAAAAGAAAACTTCCTCTTTTTAGACTTCAGCACTATTATAAAGAAGCAGAAGCAATTAGAAATAAACTTCTTCTTTGGAGATTGAGAAATTTTAATAAGATAAACCTTAAAGATATTGAATTTGGTTTTGAAGAACTAAAATCATTTGATAGGCGTGTCCAGCAGGTAATTACTCCTATTTATTATTTTTCTGATAACGAAACTAAGAAAGAAATATTAACATTTGCTGTTCAACAAGAAGAAGAAACTAAAAGAGAGAGGAGAGAAGGTTTAGATGGAAAAATATTTGAATTTATTTACGAACATAAAGAAGAAGACGTAACTATTGCTATGATATTTGATTATCTTAATGCTGGTAATAAAATGAGAGTTATTACAGAAAGAAAAATAGGTGGCATTATAAGAAGCATTTTAGGGTTTGATATTGACAGGGTTGGACACGAAAATATACGCACTATAGTTTTAGAAAATATGGAAGAAAAATTAGACGACCTTGCAAATTATTATGGTCTAAATTCTAATAATCTATATAAATCTTCTTCGATATATAGAGTAGCACAGGACGCAACGGTAGCAGACAATGTACCCTGTAGTGATAAAGATATAGAAGATATATTTGGAAATAAAACATCTACTTGACAATTTCGTATCATCATGTTAGATTAAGATAATATGATTAAGATAAAACCAATCACAACAGGAGATAAGCTTCTCAAACACTTAATAGATTATGCCAGATGTCCTATTTGCGGGATAGACGTGCTTCGCAATAAACTTAATAAACATATTAAAGGAGAACTTGCAGATGACCATATTTTAGGCGATATCTTATCAGACCAACTTTTAGAATTAAAACATGACAAAAAAATATAGCCCTGAGCAAATCAAAGAGTGTAAAGATTATCTTAACTTCTCGGTCAAAGAGGGTTACTTAGATGAGGACTCAGCTCAAGACCTTATAAGAACAGAAAACTGGTATGCGGTATATCACATGATGGACGAGGGAGATTTTTATGAAACAGAAAATTATGAGAATAATAAAATTTAGAGCTTGGAATACTGGTAAAAGAATGAAAAAAGGTATGTACTCATGGGAAAACATGGTCGAAAATCTAGAATCAGAACTTAATCCCGCAAAAAGTCTGTTTGCTCCATTTATACAGACTGCCGAATTTAAAGAAAAACCTTGGATAACTCTAATGCAATTCACAGGTTTGTCTGACGGGTTAGGAAAAGAAATATATGAGGGGGATATTGTTAAATTTGAAAATATTATGGATGATGATGAAAAACAATTTATAGGAAAAATTATTTTTCAAGATTGTGGGTGTGGGTTTGGGTATTATATAGAACAACCGACTAGTGAGAATGAATCCACGCTATATTTATTATCAAATGATTTTGACATTGAAATTATCGGGAATATTTACGAAAACCCAAAATTATTAAAGTGAAAAAAGACTATGAAGAATAAAATATTACCTCAATGCGATAAACACGGTTACGATTATCGGATTTGTTGCGAAAAATGTCAGGCTTGTTATGAGGCAACCATGAAAATAATAAATAAAACTAGAAAAGTATGGCAAAAATAAAAGAGATAATAAAAAACTGGGTTAGAAATGAAATTATACAGGAATTTTGGAAGGAAGAATTTAAGAAGCGTAATCAAAAGGGTAGGTTAAGAGTATATGAGATAGATGGTTGGATGTATGAAATAAAGATTAAGTTTATATAATAAAAATGGCAAAAATAAAAACAATAAGTTTAGGCAAGGAGTTCAAGAAAGGGCTTCCTAATTTTTCAAATGTATCTGCGAGATGTGATATTACTTGGGAATTGCTTGAAACCGAAGAACCAGATTTTGATGCCATGTGGGACAAAATAAATCAACAATTAGATATTCAAAGTCAGGGAACAGATGCTTCGTGGATTACAACTACAGAACTCAAAAACGAATATAAGACGGTGATAAAAAGCAAGAAAGGGGGTGAATAGTTATGCCAATGAAAAAGTGGGTAGCGGAACGTAATGAAACCCACGATTGGGAAGCAGATAAGGTCTTAAAAGGTGTTTATATGCAAAGTAGAGTAATAACCACCGAGAACGGAGATAGCAATATGTATACCGTAGACAAAGGCGGTGGCAAATTGGTAGATGTTTGGGGAAAGGCTATGCTTGATTCATTTTTTAAGAATATCCCTGTAGGTTCAATGATAGAAGTTACTTACAAGGGAAAGGAGAAATCCAAGAAAGGTGGCAGAACATACCACAACTTTGATTTTTCTTATGATTCAGATACAGCAGTTGCAACTCCAGATAAGGATATTGCAGATGTAGCAGAAGAAATAATGAATTCGTAAGTTGACAAAAGGTGTACTGGTCTGCTAATATAGTATCACACTATGAATGACAGACCAGACAACACCGCTTGGGATGAGGCACTTCAAGCCGCATTTTTAATCATCGAAAAGGAAGAAAAAGATAAACGCAAACTTTGGCAAATCTCCTACGAAATTAAAAAAGAGTTTGGAGGCCAAGGCTTAAAAGAGTTTGCAGATAACCTCAAAGAAACCTACGGTCTTACCAGAAGCTACAACACACTCCGTCAATACGCTTACATTTATGAGATGACACAAGATTATGATATCCCCGAAGACGTACCCTATACAACAATAAGAGCAATTTTATCTGCTGATGTACCCTTAGATTATATAAGAATGATACAAGGTGGAGCTTCAGGAGCAGAGGTGATGCGTCTTTTGATGATACGGAAACCCTCAAAACGTCAAATTAAATGTCCACGTTGTCATAAAATACTTCACTGCTCATGCGAAAAGCCACAGGAGTAAAATATTGGATTAAAGAGTGCGATGAGGCCTATTCGGAGCTTATAAGGGAGAAAGGATTTTGTGAGTGGTGCGGTAATAGGGCGGGTATGCTTCAATGCTCTCATGTTATTCCCCGAACTAATAAAACTTTAAGGTGGGATATATTTAATGGCCTCTCACTTTGCTATTTTTGTCATATTCGAGTCTGGCACTCCGACCCGTTAAAAGCTATGCGGTGGTTTTCCGAGAAGTATCCAGAAAGATATTCATATTTAATGGAAAATAGAAATAAAATCATAAAAAGGATACCAGAAGACTATCAGATATTGCTTAAAAACTTAAAAGAAAGAAACCTCAAAGCGTTAGTAACGTTTGGGTATTGACAATAT